CTTGGCGACTATGCCGTGACGGCTGCGATGGAGACTTTCACCGCGTCCAAGTTCGATCGTCACTCAACCGAGCTGGCGATGCTCCGTGGCGCTCGGCTCGTGACCGCCTCGGAAACTGAGGAAGGCCGGGCATGGGCTGAAGCGCGCATAAAGCAGATGACCGGCGGCGACCCGATCACCGCGCGCTTCATGCGGCAGGATAACTTCACTTTCCGGCCGCAGTTCAAGCTGACGATCGTCGGCAACCATGCGCCCCGGCTCACCAACCCGGACGACGCAATGCGGCGCCGGTTCAACATACTCGGCTTCAATGTGAAACCGTCCGCGCCGGACCTCCAATTGGAGCGCAAGCTACAAACGGAGCATGGCCAAATCCTTGCGTGGGCAATCGCGGGCTGCCGGGAATGGCAGGCGAGCGGGCTGATTAGGCCGGCTGCCGTGACAGCTGCGACGACCGACTATTTCAACGGCGAAGACCTTATGGGGCAATGGTTGGAGGAGCGCTGCACGCTTCGGCCTGGAGCCTTTGAGATGCCTGCCCGCCTCTACAATGACTGGCGCAAGCATGCCGAGGAACACGGTGAGGCGCCAGGCACCGCGATCGCCTTCGGCAAGAAGATGGCGAAGCGGGGACTTGGAGCCAAGGTGTCAAACGGAATTCGCGCCCATCGAGGTGTCGAGCTGAAGCCGCAGGCAGGAGGCTTCGATGCGGAGTGAGGCCGGCAAAAGAACGGGAGAACGGATAAGAACGGATAATCTGTATTCGGCCACATGCGCGCGCGCATGTGTGAGACGGAACAGGAACAGCCGTTCTATCCGTTCTATCCGTGCTGGAGGCGCCCAATGAACGCGCCCGCCGCACGGCTTCGCGATGCTGCCGATCGCATCGCCCGCCTGCGCCCCGATTGGAGCGACCCTGAACGCTACTTCTCGAATCGGCAGGAGATTGAGCGCGAGCTGCACAAGATCGCCCGCCAGCTGGAGCGCGAGCATGGCTGATTGGCCCTACAACACTGCACGCTGGCAGCGGCTGAGGCGCGCCCACCTGTCGCGTTCGCCGTTGTGCATCGGGTGCCAAGCGATGGGGCGGCTCACCCCTGCGAACACCGTGGATCACGTCCGGCCGATCAGCGACGGCGGGCCAGCCTTTCCCGGTCATGATGGGCTCGCAAGCTACTGCCCCAGCTGCCACGGCGCTAAGACGGCACGGGGAGCGGAGGCGGGCGCGGTGCGCTCGATCAAGCCCCGCAAGGGGTGCGATGCGGACGGGAACCCGCTCGATCAGGCACACCCGTGGAGCGGAAAATCGCTCACAGCTGGCGTGGGTAAGACCGCGCCCGACCCCAAAAACTCAATTAGTTTTGACTAATGGGCAAGCGGGGACCAGGCGCGGGACGGCTTCGCGCTGCTGCAGCGGCCTTCGACACGGTCGTGGCGCATCCGTGGGAGCAGCACGGCATGCCGCTGGCCGAACAGGTGCTCGCCTTTCTCGGCACGCTGCCGATCGTGTCGGGCTTGCGCGCTGGCGAGCGGATGGAGCTGCTCGGCTTTCAGGAGCAGTTTGTGCGCGGCGTCTATGCGGAGACGGATGGCGAAAGGATCGTGCGCCTGGCTGGCCTGTCCGTGGCGCGCGGCAACGGCAAGTCGGCACTGCTCGCGGGGCTGTCGCTGGCGCACCTGCTCGGGCCGATGCGGGAGCCGCATGGCGAGTGCTACGCGGCGGCGCTGGATCGGGAACAGGCGGGCGTGCTCTACCGCATGGTCCGCAACTACATCGAGGCGACGCCCTGGATGGCGGCGGCGGTGAACATCCGCGACTGGCACAAGTCGGTCGAGGTTGAGGCGGATCGCTCGACATGGACGGCACTGACGAGCGATGCCCGGAAGGCGCACGGTCTGGCGCCCTCGTTCTGGATTGCGGACGAGGTGGCGCAATGGCGCTCGCGCGAGCTGTGGGACAATCTGAAGACCGGCATGGCCAAGCGGCGGAACGCGTTGGGGGTGACGATCAGCACGCAAGCGGCGGACGACATGCATTTCTGGTCGCAGCTGCTTGATGCGGAGCCGGTGCCGAGCTTCTATGTCCAGCTGCACGCGGCACCGGCCGATTGCGCACTGGACGATCGCGACGCCTGGCGGGCGGCCAATCCGGCGCTAGGCGAGTTCCTGAACGAGGACGAGTTCGCGGATCCCGAGCGGCGCGCTGCCGTGCGGCCCTGTTCGCAAAATAACTAACTTTCCCGGCGTTGGCGAGCGGGGTCAAACTACGTTCCACGCGATTTTGTTTGCTTTCCGGCAAACGACGCGCTACGCAGTTTGCATGTTCGATCGTGGGCGGGCCCTGAACTGGTGGACTGGTCGCATCTCTGATGCGGAGTTAGCCGCGTGGTCGGGGATGGCTCCGCGGGCCGTCGGGCTGGTATTGAACCTGCCGCAAATGAGGGCCGGCGTGACTGGAGGCGGGCGCGGAGCGCGCTACACTCGTCGGATCGGCCCTAAGGTTCGAAACGCTGTTGCAATAATCCAGGCGTTTAGCGAAAGCGGTATCTCGTTCGAGTTGGCGAGCAACATCGTCGCTGCAACTCCCTTTATCTTGGGCAGCGTTAGCGAGGTAGTAGACTTCGCTGCGCCACTCGCCGGGGTGGTCAGCCTTGCCGCTGTAGATCCAGCCGGGAACTGGCTACCCTCTGATGTCGTGCCCGCCCCTGTGTGGGGTCGCTTCATTCGGCCATGCCGACGCATTAACGACCTGAGCCCCGGCACTGGTGACATTTTCCAGATTCCTGCCGAGCAGTTCAGGACCAACACGTCTCATGGAACCTTTGTCCTGAACAGAGGGGACGGGAGCGATGTGGAGTTGGTCCCTATGACAAAGGAGCCGGTGTACGGTGGCGAGGAAGACCCGCTTGGTCTTCTGATCGGTCGAAACACCGAAAGTATACCCCAGCTTGACGACCATATTCTAGTCGTGAACGGCAAGTGGGTTTTTCACAAAAGCCCCGACCCCTCGCCCTCAGAAACCATGCTGAACTTGCAGGCTGGGATTCCGACCAAGCTGAACGAGCTTACTTTCGATTTCGAGCCTATCTCCCTCATTGAGCCCGACCGTAAAACAGTGCGTGTCATTGGTTGGGGCAAAGACGAGGAAGAGCAAAACCGTGCGCGAAAGGCGCTCGAACACTTCAGCGCTCGATTAGACGTGAACGTCACCTTCGCGGTGCGACGGATGAAACGCCGTGCCCTGGGGGTCGAGCAGTGATCCAGACACCGCCCCTAACTGCCCGCGTCTGGGCACCGCCGATCGGGAGGGGTGGATACGCGCGTAACCCCGATCGGCACCCCGCCAACGTCGCGAGACAGTCGGCTTTCACCGCGCCGGGGGCTTCGGTCCCCGGCCAGAATGAGGAACGGAAATGAACCTGCACCAACTCCGCCAACGCAAGGCCGAGCTTCGCTCCGCCACGACGGCGATCATTGCCGCACCGGGCGGCACGGACGGCCTGCTGACGGACGAGCAGCGCACGTCCGTCAACGACAACTTCGCCGAGCTGGACCGGCTCCAGGCGAACGAAGCGATCCTGGAGCGCCAAGCCCGCGAGGATAGCGAGGCGCGGGGACGCCCGCTCAACGACCGCCAAGCCGACGACGGCATGGGGTATCGCGTCTTCGCGGAAGCCGTGTTGCACACCGCAGTCGAGGGCATCGAAACCTGGCGCACCGACTCGGGCGAGCGCGTCCCGGTTCTGACCCGCGAACAGCGCATTGCCGACTTCCTGCCCACCGAGCGCACGGCCGCAAGCGACGTGGGCTTGGGCGGCTTTATCCGTGCCCTGATGAGCGGCCCCAAGAACGACCTGGAGCGCCGTGCGCTTGCCGAGGGCAGCGTATCGACCGGCGGCGCGTTCCTGCCCTCCCCGCTCGCTACTGAGGTCATCGACCACGCCCGCGTCGCCAACGTGGCATTCCAGGCGGGCGCGCGCACGGTTCCAATGTCGAACAAGACAATGGCGCTCGCCAAGAACGTCAGCGACCCCGTGCCGGCGTGGCGCGCGGAAAACGCGCTGATCGTGGAAAGCGAGCCGGTGTTCGATCGCATGGCACTGGACGCCAAGAGCCTTGCCGTCCGCTTCGTCGTGTCGCGCGAGCTGCTGGAAGACACGCCGAACATGGACGCGCAGCTGCGCGCCACGATGGCAGCCGGCTTCGCGCGCGGCCTGGACGATGCGATTTTCTTCGGGACCGGAACGGACAATCAGCCGCTCGGCATCGCCAACACACCCGGCCTCCAGTCGGTCAGCATGGGCACCAATGGCGCAACCCCAATCAGCTATGACCCTTATCTGGATGCGCTGTTCGCCCTCCAGACCGCGAATGAGGGCAAGGTGACGGCGATCGTCCAGGCACCCCGCACCGGCCGCACCATCGCCGGTTTCAAGGACGCCCAGGGTCAGCCGCTCCAGCCGCCGCCCGCCCTTGCCGGCATCCCGTTCCTCACCACGACGGGGATCCCGTCAATCAGACCCAGGGCACGCTCAACAGCGCCACAAGCGCCTTCCTTGGCGACTTCACCCAAGTGCTGGTCGGCATCCGCACTCAGCTCCAGATCACGGTGCTGAATGAGCGCTTTGCCGAGTTCGGGCAGGTGGGCTTTGTCGGCTGGCTTCGTGCCGACGTGCAGGTTGCCCGCCCGGCCGCGCTCGCCAAGATCGTGGGCATCAAGGCATGATCGAGCGCCGCGCACTTGGGGCCGTGCAGGCGGAGGGGCGCACGCTTCGCGGCCTGGCGATCCCCTATGGCGTGGAAACGCGGATCAATGGCGGCACCGAGTCCATCCGGGCCGGTGCCGTCACCGCCTCGCTTCCCGGCCGCGATATTCTCGCGCTGGTCGATCACGACGCCGGCAAGGTGCTGGGGCGCACGCGCTCTGGCACACTCCGCCTGTCGGAAGACGAGCGTGGCGTCAGCTTCGAGATCGACTTGCCCGAAACGACGGCCGCACGCGATGCGCTGGCGCTTGTCGAGCGTGGCGATGCCGGCGGGATGAGCTTTGGCTTCACCGTGCCCAGGGGCGGCGATGAATGGCGCGGCACGCATCGGACGCTCCGCACCATCCACCTGCACGAGATCAGCGTCATCACGTCGCACCCGGCCTACGCCGCGACCACGGTAGAGGCCCGCAATGCCGCGCATTCGCTGGAGCTGCTCCGGCTCCGGCTGGAGACATACCGGTGAGGCTCCCCAGCATCTTCCGCCGCTCTGCCGAGCCGAATAGCTGGGCCGGCAGCGCGCACCCCGTCACCGTGGCGTCTGTTGGCGCATCGGTCGAAAGCGCCAGCGTGAGCCTTGTCGAGGCTGAGAACCTGGCCGTGGCGCTCGCGTGCGTGAACGTCATCTCGTCCAACATCGCGGCATTCCCGGTGCTGGTTTATCGTCGACAAGGTGCCGAGCGGATCGAGGTTGCCGACCACTGGCTGTCCCGACTGGTGCGTTATGGCCCGAATGCCGACCAGGTGTGGGGCGCGCTGGTCGAAAGCGCTGTCGCGAGTGTCGAGCTGCACGGGAACGCGCTGCTGGAGATCACCCGCGATGCCGATGGCACGATCACCGGCCTGCGGTTCATCCCCTGGCCTTGGGTTGCAATGCAGCTGCTGCCGAGCGGTTGCGTGGCGTTCGACGTGTATCAGCCGACCTTGCCCGGCGCTGGCGCGACCAAGCGCCGGCTGCTCAGTGACGACGTAATCCACCTGAAGGATCGGAGCGATGACGGTTTGATCGGCCGTTCGCGCCTGTCCCGCGCCCGCGACGTGCTCCGCACCGCCACCTCGCAACAGACCTTCGCACGCTCGTTTCTCGATCGCGGTGCGCAGCCGAGCGGCGTCATTAGCCACGACGCTCCGCTATCGCAGGAACAGCGGGACAACATCCGCGAGTCGTTCACCCGCAAGCACGTCGGCGCCGCGCGGGCGGGCACGGCAATGATCCTGGACGGCGGCCTCAAATGGCAGGCCATGCAGGTCAGCCCCGAAGATGCCGAGTTGCTGAACAGCCGGCGCTTTGCGGTGGAAGAGATCGCGCGCGTCTATGGCGTGCCCCCGCCCATGATCGGAGACTTGTCGCACGGCACGTTCACCAACAGCCGCGAGGCCGCGCGCTGGTTCGGACAGTTCACGCTCACGCCCCGCGTTCGGCGTTTAGAAGCCGAGCTAAACCGTGCCTTGTTCGGCTATGGCAGCCGCTACGAGGTGGAGTTCGACATGTCGTCGCTGCTCCGCTCCGACCCGGAAACCCGTTGGGCGAGCCACAAGATCGCGATCGAGACGGGCGTGCTCGACACGGACGAGGTGCGCGAGATCGAAGGATATAATCCGCGCCCGCGTGCTGACGGCGGTAACGACGGAGCGGCACCCGTGGGAGAGGCGGCGTAAGATGACCGCCCGTTCCACCTTCATGCAAGCCGAGATCAACGCTGTCGCCCAATGGGCGAAGGCGGGCGTTCGGCTGGCTATGGTGGCAAAGCCGGACGGCACAAAGATCATCATGGCGGCGTCGGATGTTGAATCCATGCCGGCGCAGTCGAACGACCTCGAAGCGCGCCTAGACGCCTTCGGAGCGATGTAGTGGCAGCGGGCTTCAAATGGGCGCGGCCCTTCACCGATCGGCACGGGAAGGTCCGATATCGCTTCCGCCGCACCGGCTATCCCGTTCACTATTTCAAGGCGCCGCACACGGGACGAAAGCTTTTGAGCGGGAATATGCCGCGTGCCTGGAGCGGGAGCCGACGCCTGTCGGAGAGGGCAGGATCGCACCGGGCAGCGTGTCGGACGTGATTGCCTGCTACTATGCGGACAACGCCTTCCAAGACCTTCGACCGGCAACCCAGGCGGTCTATCGCGGCGTGCTGGAGCGGTTCCGCGCCAAGTTCGGCGATGAGCCGATCAAGGCGTTCGATGCCGACAAGATTCACCGGCTTATGAACGCTATGCGCGCCAAGCCCCATGCGGCGGCGCGGCTTCGCAAGCTGTTCGCCCAGCTGTTCGTCATCGCACGCCGCGCCAAGATCGTCCCGCCCGGCTTCGATCCGGTCAAGGATACCAAGCCGCCAAAGGCGAGCGGCGAAGGCTATCACCGCTGGACAGAGGACGAGCTGGCGGCATTCGAGGCGAAGCACCCGCTCGGCACGAAACCCCGGCTGGCGTTCGCGCTGCTGCTATGGGGAGCGCAGCGAAGCGGGGACGTGCGGATGATGACGCGCGACACGATCGCGGGCGGGCGCATCGTGCTCGACCAGAGCAAGACGACCAACGCGATCGACGTGCCCGTTATGCCCGAGCTGCAAGCCGCGCTGGACGCTGGACCGCTCGGCAAGGTGACGCTCATCGAGGCCAACACCGGCAAGCCGTTCACAGCCAAGGGCTTCTACAATCTTGTGAAGCGCGCGTGCATCGTCGCAGGCCTGCCCCATTGCTCAGCGCACGGACTCCGCAAGGCAGCCGCGCGCCGGTGCCGAGAGGCTGGCTGCACTGTCGAAGAGGGCATGGCGATCACCGGCCACAAGACGGTGAAGGAGTATCTTCGCTATGCCGGAAACGCCTCGCGAGGAACGATGACGGACGCGGCACGCGACAAAGTTTTGGCTAACCAAGCGAAAAGGTTAGCCGAGCAGCAAGCGCAAGCTACAGAAAAGGAACGATAATGTGCGCGAAACTGGATGCCCCGCGAGGATTCGAACCTCGATTGACGGAGTCAGAGTCCGTAGTCTTACCTTTAGACGACGGGGCACCGAGAGGGCGGCGGCTTAGGTTTTCGTGCAACGACTGTCAACGATTCCACTGTCCTCCACGGCCCCTTGCGGCATATCTGGATCGGGTGCCGATTCACGCCGCTTCCCATGCCGCACCTTTAATCGGCGCATTCGATGGTCTGACCGGCATTGATCGACGGGATCTTTCCCAACGCCGAACCTTCCTAACCTTTCAGCCCGCGACGCCATCGTCCTTCAGCAGGCCGAGCGTGCGCAGCCGCTGGTTCAGATACTCCTGGCTGCTGATCGGTTCGGGATAGCGGTTCGGGTTTTCGGCCGTGATGCAGCCGGGCAGCGTATCGATCACGAAGTCGGGCGCAGGGTGCAGGAAGAACGGCATCGAATAACGCGAATGGCCGCGGCGTTCGGGCGGCGGGTTCACGACCCGGTGCGTGGTCGACGGCAGCACATGATTGGTCAGCCGCTGCAGCATGTCACCGACGTTCACCACCAGCGCACCTTCGGGCGGCGACACGGCGAGCCAGCGCCCGTCACGGTCGAGCAGCTGCAGCCCGGCCTCTTCCGCGCCGAGCAGCAGCGTGATCAGGTTGATGTCCTCATGCGCGCCGGCCCGTACGCCCGGCGCTTCCGGCGAGACCGGCGGATAATGGAGCAGCCGCATGACGCTGTTGCCGTCGCGCACCGGCTCGACAAACCAGTCGGGATCGAGCCCGAGATAGCGAGCGATCGCGGACAACAGCCTGGCGCCGGCCTGGTCGAACTCGGCATAGAGCGCGACGAACGCCTCTCTGAAGCCCGGCACCTCCTCCGGCCAGA